GCTTTAATTGTCCTTCTGTGGACTCTAAGTATCTAACAAAATCTTCAAGTTGACTTTTTAATGCTTGAAATGGCCCAGATTCCATAACTGCTCTACGAAATTCCCACCAAGATAAACTTAATCTAAATACTAAACCTTCCCAAGTTTCCCTTATACGACCAGCCAAATCTCCAAATTTACTTTTCATATCTTCTATAATAACATTTACAACTTCTTGAACTTCAACACCACGTTCTTTAAAAGCACGAGCTAAATTGCCCATATCTTTAGTAGTAAGCTGAAATGTCTCACGTAATACCTTTCTGGCATTATAGCCAGCGTCTGCTAACTGGTTTAACTCTTCTGAACTGACATAACCTTTGGCCACAATCTGGCCTAAAGCCATGGCAAACTGACGGACACCAAGACCACCTTCACCACCGAGAACTTTAGCAGCAGATAGGATTGCTGTCATACTTTCTACAGTGGGGTCAATACCGTAAGCCTTAAATTTAACAAATGCTTCAGTAACATCTTCTACTGGTGTTATTGTATTTCTAGCCACATCTATAATATTTTCAAATGTTTCTTTTCCTGCTCCAGTAAGAACATCTAATTTAACTGTAGCCATTTCAACACCAGAAGCCACATCTATAAAACTCTTTGCAAATTTGTATGTTCCAAAAGATAATAGTAGTCCTTTAATGGAAAATAATGACTGAGACAAATTATTTAAAGGTTTTTGTATTGTTGTAGTTGCTTTGCTTATCGTTTTGTTTATATTGTCAAATGACTTTACCCAACCTTTTTCCACCTTAGGCAAAGTCTGGCCAGCGTTAGCTTCATATTGTTTTAATAATTTTTCTGCATTTTGAACAGCCCTTTGTAATCTGCTAACATCTGCTCCTATAAAAGCTATTAAGGCACCAATTGATTGCTCAGCCATTATTTTCCTCCTTTCCTCCAGCCAAAGCTAACAAGATAGCTTTCATTTCTTCTACACTTTGAGTCTTGGGTGCTCTTTGTTCAGATAACATCTTAGATAATGAAACATCTTCAATCGTTATTGGCTGGTCATTTCGTTTCTTGGCACCCATAACATCAGCCATCATCTTTCTGGTAAAGCTAAACTGCATATCCTCTGTTTGAAAACCCCATGGTTCTATCTTATAGAAAGCTTGCCATTCTGCAAATTGTTGTGGTGTTAACATACTGAGCAGAAAGTCTGGGTGTGGATAACCCAGAGCTAAAGCTAACCTAAAGGCAAACCTTCTTCCTGCTCCGTAGATGAGTTTTTTTCAAGTTTCTCCTTTTCAGCTTCGGATATCTCATTAAGCTCAGAAGCTTTTTGAAACAACTCATCAACCACTTCTCTATCTAAAGCCCCAAGCTTAATATATTCATCATCTTTGAACAGTCTATTACCATGTTCATCACATAAAACATATACTAGGAATTTAAGCTTGACCCCTTTTAAATTTTGACGCAGTTTAGTATTACCATTTTCATCCTCCACAAATTCTATTATTTGATTGTTATAATTATCAAAATCTAAGGCACTCATCTTTTTCATGTATACATGAGCATTTAGAGACTCACAAAATACCTTCTTAACTACAGGCTTTGGTAGCTTAAGAAAATCCTCTCTACCAAATATCTTTTCACTCATAAACTAACCCTCCTTATTATGCTGCTGGTGTAAATGTTACAGGCCCACTAATTTGAATAGTTACATCACAGGTAATCTTGTCATCTGGTGGTATCGTTAGTGGTATTTCCGTAACAAGTCCACTAAAGGATAATTTAGAACCAGTTTCTGCTGTAGCTCCATCTGGTAATATAACCTCAATGGATTTTGCTACATCACTATCAAAGGCACTCTTCAATGTAGAATAGTGTGCTTTTTCAAACATAAGTGTAAAGGTTAATGTACCAGCATTCTTAAAGCCAGTGATGAATGTTCTATACCCTCCAGTAGTATCAAGGGCAGTAGTATCTATCGTGTCCTTGGACATTGAAGGCCCAGTAATATTAGTTACATTGCCAATTGTTGAGCCATCAATTTTTAATATCGTTCCGACACCTGCTTTTATTGCCATCTTTTATACCTCCTTTTTATTCAGCTTCAACAAAGTTAACTATACCAACAATTTGTACAGTAATATCACAGGTAATCTTATCATCTGGTGGTATGGTTAACGGTAATTCAGTAACTAAACCATCAAATGTTAATTGAGAACCATGCCCATCTGGTGTAACCTTGTCTGGTAATGTGATCCTAAACTGTTGAGTGGATTCACTATCATAAAAATCTTTAAGGGCTTTATACCCAGTTGCTTCAAACATTACTGTTAAAGTTAATGTTCCAGCATTCTTAAAGCCAGTGATGAATGTTCTATAACCACCTACTGTGTCTAATGCTGTGGTGTCAATTGTGTCTTTAGTCATAGATGGGCCAGTAATGTTGGTAATATGTGCAATTGCTACATATTTCTCCAATGGTGTTAAACCAATATCAAACATGCTTTTAGTGCCTGTGCCCAATACTGTTGCTGCAACCAATNCACTTGCACTTGTATCTTCATTAATTGCAGCTACAACNTCAGCNACTGTAGATGTGGATAATGCATCATGTGCTAAAACATATGTTACTTCAATGGCATTACTTACAACACTAACTGTTATGTCTGTAGCAGTATCACTACCAGTAGCCTTAAATGTAATGCTTTCATTGTTTGCTGATTTTGCAACTAATTTAATGCCACTTGTACCATCTANATTGTATATTTCAGTAAATGGATATATAGNAGAATCATAATATTGGAACTTAGTACCAACTCCAGCTTTTATAGCCATTATTATTCCTCCTCTCTAGATAAATTAAAAGATACTACAAACCTTGCTCTATTGTTTTCATCCCAATCTAATAGTGCTGGTTCTTGTGAACAAGCTATAGTTAGATAGGTTGTTCCATTTATAACTTCATTTCCTCTATTGTGTAATGTGCTTTTTATATTGTTTATTATTCCCCAACCAGTAGTATAATTAACATTTCTAACTCTAATCTGAATTGCAGGATATGTTATCATTGTTCCTTTTACATAATTGAAATCTGGTGGTGCTCCAGGTGTGTCAAATATGGTTACACAATTAGGAGGTGTGGTAGGCTCTCTACCCATAAATAAATCTGTACCAATAGTCATGTCTAATTCATTAACCAATATAGTGGCAATATCATAGCTTGGTGCATTCATTTAAATTTGACCTCCTCCTGTATAACCTTAATTATCTTATCTGCGTTACGCAAAATTGCAGCTTCTAAAAACTTAGCACCAGAGCCTGGTCTTTTAAAATGTGCACCAACCATCTCATGAACATATTTTGCATAGTAGGCTGAAAATCCTAATACCACTGCTGGTTTCTTTAGTTTAGAAACTGCAGCACCATAAAATGCCAAAACTGCTTTATGCCTTCTATTAAATTCAGAAGCTGGTATTTTTACCTTCTTTTCACCATACTCATAATATTTATCAACGAATGTAGGACTTGCACCAACTTCTATTTTGCCTTGACTAGTTACGGTAAATACACTATTTCTTAAATTACCAGTATCTACAGGTATGACTGGAGATGTCTTTTCCATATCTTCAAGTATAATTCTTGCACCACGAACCAATCCTTTAATGGTTGGCTCTCCTTGAATTTGTTTAACCCTATCATTTAAGTTTTTGATTACTTCTTTTAATCCAGATACATGCTTAGCCATGGTTATCTCCTTATAGATAAGCTACTATAACAAATTCATCTATAGACCTAAACAGTGGAGACTTCTCAACTCGCTGTATCATGAAAGCACCATCTACCGTTCGTGGATCAACATAACCAGAGGCATCTAAAGTNAGGTTTTGTTTACTTCCTAACCATAAATAATCTCCAGTCTTAACATTGGTAGGAGTGAGTACTTGTGCTCTGCACACAATCTGTTCACCATTATCAGTCATTATTTCTTTACTTACATCGTCCCACCTACACTTAATATCTACTGGATCAGAATATGTATATCCACCATAACCATCTGGTGTTCCTCGTGCCCAGTGAACAGCTGTTTGTACACAAACATAGTTGATAAACTTGATTATAGGATTAGTCATCTGGCACAGCCCTTATAGATGCCCTTCTTAGTCCTAGAGAGGCTAACTTACCTGTGTAGTCAAGCATCTTTACCTGTTGACCATACAAAGTAGCATCTAAGCCAAATCCAGTCTCACCTTGAAAGGTTATACTGGTTGGCCCAGCCTCTGCCTGTTGTGGCTGTCGTTCTCTGGTGCAAGCTATAAGATGGGCGGTAAACCAGCGTTTAATCTCATCTAGCAAAGAAGAAGGCATATCAGTAAGTATGCTATCAACTAATGTTGATGCACTAGTGATATATGCTGTTATTATTTCATCAGATAAGTCTGTTTCAATTATTTGTTTTACTTGAGTTGCTGTTATCATATGCACTCACCTTCTTTGCTAGGTGGAGTGGAGTTACCACTCCACCATAGCGATCGAACCACATGGTACTTACCTAAGCTGCAAGCTCAAC